ATCTAATAAAATATTTGCAATGTATCTTGATTATCGTGATGAAAAAGATTTCATCGGTATGGATATGTGTCGTAAGTTTCTTGAGATGGGTTTTACTAGATCAAGGAGATATGCCAATCATAGAGATGGTAAAAAGTATGATAAAGAAGGTAATATAATACCCCAAGAAGAAGATCATGCTACTTGTCATTTTGCGAAGTCTGCTACTATATTTAAGAAAGTTAGAGATATAGTTGCAAAAAGTGAAACATATGTTAAAATGAGAAAACAATGGAGATCGGAAGAATGATTTTTTTAGCTTGCCCACCAGTTTATACTTTGCCTGGTACTTGGAATGATCCAGAAAAGATTGCAAAGTGTAATGAAACACTCATACCACACTTTACATTCAATCCTGATTTTACTTTTATGATCTCAATTGCAGTGATCACAGTATTACTAGCTGGTTATGGAGTATACAAAGGATTCTTTGCGAACAAAGGATTGTCAGATCCTTGGGATGATCATGACGATTGAACTCAAGGATTGGTTGAACTCTATCAATCTAAACAAGAACAATATCATCAAAGAAGATCCAGACACTGAACGTAAGTATGCACCGTTTATTATTAACAAGTGTATGTCTGGTCATTTAGATACTGTCTTACTTGCTAATGAGATGAATATGAATCACTCATTATCAAAGTCCCTTCAATATGATTTTTTTCTAAATAGTGTGAGGAAAAAGAAGAGATTCTCTCCTTGGTTGCGAAAGGACAAAATCAAGAATCTTGATGTGGTCAAACAATACTATGGTTATAGTAATGAAAAAGCCACACAAGTTCTACGTATTTTAACTTCCGAACAAATTGCATTTATTAGATCTAAACTTGAGATTGGAGGAAAAAGATGAGTATTGTGGAACCAGTAGTCCAGTGGACTCCTGATAATATGATTGAAGTGGCTCTCAGAGAGCCTGATGATTTTTTGAAAGTACGTGAAACTTTAACTCGCATAGGTGTTGCCTCAAGGAAAGAGAAAAAACTTTATCAATCCTGTCACATTCTGCATAAACAGGGAAAATATTTCATAGTTCATTTTAAAGAATTGTTTGCACTCGATGGTAAGACTGCCAATCTTACACAGAATGATGTAGCTCGTAGAAATCGTATTACACAATTACTTGTCGATTGGGGATTAGTTGATCTTGTAGAAGAACATCAAAAATTAGATATTGCACCACTCAATCAAATCAAAGTTTTAGCCTATGGTGAAAAGGGAGATTGGATTCTTGAAACCAAATACAATATAGGTAAAAAACGAAAAACTGAAGATACTAAATAATGGATGTGCGTTAGCAATAATTTTAAAAGTACCACCACCAAAGGAGTAAGGTAAACCCTACTCCTTTTTTAATGCTTTCTGTTATAATTAGTAGTGTACGCCGAAAGGGTACACAATTTACACTCGCTTACTTAAGGAGAACTATGAACTTACAAAGGTATCACTCTGCAAACTTACCAGAGTTGATGAAAATAATTTCTAAAAACGGCATAGGTATGGATGATTACCTTGACCGATTTTTTAATTCTTACGAAAACGTAACAAACTACCCACCCTACAATCTTATTCATGTAAATAATGTTGAGTCGGTGCTTGAGATTGCTCTAGCTGGATTCAGTAAAAAAGAATTAAAGGTTTACACTGAATATGGAAAACTCATTATCGAAGGACAGAAAGAAACAAAGGAGACAGGATCCGAGTATGTCCATCAGGGATTGGCTCAAAGATCTTTCTCAAGAGCCTGGGCACTCGCAGATGATGTTAAAGTCGGAGATGTCTCGTTTAAAGATGGACTTCTTACCGTTAAGTTGGGTAAAGTAGTACCAGAACATCATACACGTAAAGATTATCTTTAACAAAAATACAGGGAGCTTGACGAAATTCAAGTTCCCTTTTATAATGTAAATAGTATTTTAATTAGAATGACAGTTAAACTTCTTACCCTAAAACCAAGACAGGATGTTATCGCTGATATTGAAGAGATTAGAACTACAGAAAAGGAACCAAAAGTAGTTGGTTATCAGTTAACAAATCCATACGTAATCACACTTTCTAGAATTGATGATGATGAAACTAAACTTAGTGTAAATATAAGTCGATGGAATCCTTACTCAGGTGATTCAGTATATCAAATCCCTGCCGATATTGTAAATGTAATCTGCGAACCACTTCCTAAGTTAAAAGAATCATGGGAAGAAAAGGTAAAGGCTGAAGAGGAAGCTATTGCTGCAGTAACTAATGAAGTCAAACCAACAAACACTGTAATCGAACAAGAATTATTAAATGAAGAACATACAGATACTGATACTAAAGAATGAACAGATTCTTATCTCTGAAGTTACTTCCGTGACACAAGAGATAGGAGAACCTGATTGTAAACTCATAAAACCAAAATTAGTCATTGAGGGTGAAACTCCAAAAGAAAGAATAATTGAATGGTTGAATTTTACAAAACAGGATGTTATAATGATCAGGTCGGATGATGTTCTTACATTTGTCGAGCCGACCAAAGATTTACTTGATTACTATTTGTCAATTACCTAATGAGATTTTACACTAACGTTCAAATGGTCGGGGATCAGATCTTGATTCGTGGCTATGAGGATGGTAAAAGGTTCTCAAATAGGGATGTATATAAACCAACGATGTTTGTTTCATCTAAACGTGAAACAAAATACAAAACACTGACTGGCGACTATGTGGAACCAGTCAAACCTGGCACTATAAAAGAAACTAGAGAGTTCATATCAAAATATGATGGTGTAGATGGATTCAAACTATATGGATTTGAGAGATTTATCTATCAATTTATATCTGAAAACTATCCAGAAGATCAGATTGAATTTGACATCAGTAAAATTAAATTAGTTACGATTGATATTGAAACCAAATCTGAGAATGGATTCCCTGATGTTGAGTCTGCCTCAGAAGAGATACTACTTGTAACTATACAGGATTATACGACTAAAGAAATAATTACATGGGGAACAAGACCATTTAATAATACACATGATAATGTAGATTATCGTCTATGTAATGACGAACATCATCTTTTAAATTCATTCATACAATGGTGGATTGAAAATACTCCAGATGTTGTAACTGGTTGGAACTGTGAGTTCTTTGATATACCTTATATTACTGGCCGTCTCAATCGAGTATTGGGATCTAAACTTATGAAAAGATTATCACCTTGGGGACTTGTAACTCAAAGTGATATTGTTGTAAGAGGTCGTAAAAACTTTATAGTTGATATTGGTGGTGTATCTGTTCTAGATTACATGCGTCTTTACAAGTGGTCGCCTGGTACACCTAATCAAGAAAGTTTCCGTTTGGATTATATTGCACAACAAGAATTAGGACAACAGAAATTAGATCACTCAGAGTTTGATACATTCAAAGATTTCTACACAAATGGTTGGCAGAAGTTTGTAGAATACAACATCATTGACGTTGAACTTGTTGACCGCATGGAAGACAAGATGAAGTTGATTGAACTTGCCTTGACGATGGCATACGATGCAAAGGTCAACTATGAAGATGTGTTCTATCAGGTAAGAATGTGGGACACAATAATTTACAACTATCTTAAGAGAAGAAACATTGTCATTCCACCAAAAAATCGCTCAGATAAAGCAGACAAGTATGCAGGAGCATACGTTAAAGAACCGATACCTGGAAAGTATGATTGGGTGGTGTCTTTTGACCTCAACAGTCTGTACCCTCATCTTATTATGCAATATAATATTTCCCCCGAAACATTACTCGACAATAGGCATCCATCAGTCACAGTTGATAAAATACTTTCTGAAGAAGTAACATTTGAAATGTATAAAGACAATGCTGTCTGTGCAAATGGTGCAATGTATCGTAAGGATGTTCGTGGGTTCTTACCAGAACTAATGGAGAAGATGTATAATGAAAGAGTCATCTTTAAAAAGAGAATGATTACTGCAAAGAAGAAATATGAAAAGACCCCAACAAAAAATCTTGAAAAAGAAATTGCAAGATGTAATAATATTCAGATGGCAAAAAAGATTTCCCTTAACTCTGCTTATGGTGCTATTGGTAATCAATATTTTCGCTATTATAAACTTGCCAACGCAGAAGCTATTACACTATCTGGTCAGGTTTCTATCCGTTGGATAGAAAACCGTATGAACAAGTATCTAAACAAAATTTTAAAAACGGAGAACGAAGACTATGTTATTGCCAGCGATACTGATTCCATCTACCTTAATCTGGGTCCTTTGGTCGAAACTGTATACAAAGGGAGAGAGACGACTAATGAAAGCATTGTGTCGTTCCTTAATAAGATCTGTGAGATGGAACTTGAAAAGTATATTACGAGTTCTTATGAAACGTTGGCGAACTACGTAAATGCTTATGACCAGAAGATGTTTATGAAGCGAGAGAATATCGCAGACCGTGGCATCTGGACAGCAAAGAAAAGATATATTTTAAATGTGTGGGATAGTGAAGGTGTCAGATATGAAAAACCAAATCTCAAGATGATGGGTATTGAAGCAGTTAAATCTTCTACACCTGCACCTTGTCGTTTACTTATTAAGAATGCACTTAAGTTAATGATGAATGGTACAGAAGAAGATGTCATTGAATTTATTGATGAGTCTCGAAAACAATTTAAACAATTACCACCAGAAGATATTGCTTTTCCTCGCACTGCATCAAACGTGCAAAAGTATAAGGCATCGTCTACAATATATGCAAAGGGCACACCAATACATATTCGTGGTGCGTTATTGTTTAATCACTATGTCAAGAAAAATAAACTTGACAAGAAATATTCTCTGATTGGAAATGGTGAGAAAGTAAAGTTCTTATATCTTTACAAACC